TTTAGTGGAATTGTGAATCCTCTCTCCTTTATGTTGGATATTTATAGGGAAGACATAGATAGTTTAAAAGATGCTGTCATACAACAAAAATTAGATACGTTATTTAGTTATGTGAGTGAGGAAGAATCTGTCGAATTGTTTAAGAAGGAATTGGAAGCCTATAATGAAGGGAGTAAAACGTTTAAGGGGTTATTGGATCGTCAAAACGAACTCTTTTTTAATAAAGATAAAAAGGAATTGATCGATAAAAAGAATGATACCGTGTTCCGTTTGATTGAAACTATTCGTAAACTATTAGAAGAGTATGTGAAAACAGCGAACCGTAAATTATTAGAAACCGCGATGGATTTACAGGTGAATGAATTACTTCCCGAAATAAGAAATCTACGTATCTTAAAGAATGAGATTATGCAAATCAATGAAAGCGAGAAATCTAACATTACGACTTATGGTCTATTTAAATTTCCGGTCGAATTAGACAAATTAGATCACTCTTTTAGTGAGCCACCCCGTGTTATTAAATTTGTTCATTAGAGCATGCGCTGATAAACTCGTCAATGTTTGGGCTACATATAAATTGCATCTTTTCATTTATTTTATCATCCGTCCAATTCCACCATTGGATCTGTAATAGTTTTTCAATCTGTTCTTTCGTAAATCTATATTTAATATGTTTTGCCGGATTTCCGCCGACAATACTATAAGGCTGAACGTTTTTGACGACATGGCTATTATTTGCAATGATTGCACCGTGTCCAATCGTAACACCGGACATGATAACGACATTTTCTCCTATCCATACATCACTTCCAATAACAATATTACCGTTTGAATTACGACTTTTGTTGACTACGTTTGGAAATCGATCTGTATAAAGTTGACCAAATGGATATGTAGAAATAAACGTTGCGTCGTGTCCATTCCCATTATCTAAATACATTGTTACATCAGCGGCTATGGATGTAAATTTGCCGACAAAGAGGTCAGCGTCATCATTGCTCCATTTTTTTACATGGTGAAACCCGTATGAATATTTACCAAAAGTCATGGTTTATGTCATTCTTATTGACAATGGTTTATATTCATTTACTATAAATTACAATTGTAATTACAAAATTTAATATTGTAATTACATGTTCGAATATTTAACATCCGTTATAGTTCGAAATGCCGTCCCAAATGACGTTATTTTGGTTGGCCCAAGTTTTTTGGCTACATGTTGCAGATTTGCCCCCCGCAGACCAGGCGCCATCGTTAAAATTTATTTTTAATGGCGTTGATCCGGTCTTATAACCAGGGGTTGTTTTGCTATCTAATAACACGGCTCCAGCAGTATCATAAATAGTGCCCGCATTTCTCGCCCCTTTTATTGGGACCTCACATGAACTAAGATCTGTTTTTGAAATACTCCAATAATCCGGACACGTGCTTTGAATGGGAGGAAATGCAGTACTATTATCGCTTTTCTTATTTTTGGTCATCACAATTCCCAAATATGTGAGAATAAGTATTAATAAAATAATTGCTACGGACAAAACAATGATGTAGAAGATATCCATTATATAGTATTCGCACAAATAAATTATACACTAAATATATTTAGTGGGAATAGGGTTTTTATTTCTTAGATAACTTTATACAAAGAAATATGTCTTATGCAAATCTTAATCCTCAAAGTATAGATGCAGTAAATCAAATAGTAGATATGAAACGCTATAATGGCCGTGTAAATATTGTCGAACCTTCTTCTCCCGATGCAATGTTTAAAATGCAGGAAAAAATAGCGATAAAAAATAAGACAACTGAATATAGAGACGGTGTATCTGGTACTTGGGAAGATAACGCGCTTTCTCAAGTCTATTTCTCTGCTGAAAATATTCAAATCATTCAAAACGGATTGAGGGCAGGGGTTTATAAAAAGTCGGATAACAAATTTGTTATTGCCCCTCAAAACATGGATACATTAAAGATCATCATGCGTAGTATCTATTTACAATATGCCGAACATTTACCCACAAATATCACAGGGCAAGTGGAAAGACTAAATGGTCTAGTGCTGGATTATGCTATCCCTACGGTCTATAATGAAGCAGTGGGTTACATGAATTATCGTTTAGATCAAAGCACGTTAGTAGTCCCTTTAGATGCACCGCGTCATCATGATCGCGTATATAAACAGTTGGAATTAAAAAAATGGGTATAAGATGTTTACATACAAACAAGGGTTTATGTAAACATTTCATTGAGAGTATTTCATTGTGATAGCGTTAGAATAATTTTGTGAGATCTTGTGAATGCGTTATAGTTCATTGTGATTGGGTCATGTTGAGATTGATTGTGCTGTATGAATTCTATATTTGTTTGCGGAATTCTAGTATAACATATATACTGGTGTCTCTTTATATCAATCAAAAATATACTATAAACTATATTGTTTTTTGTTTTTGATTTACACATTTACAGCACGAATGGCAACCTCCAGAGGGGCATAACGCTCATTTGCCAACAGCGTCATCAACGTCCTATACGGCGTATACTCACGAAGGGCCTCCATCCCCAACTCACAGAACATATTGAGGATCTGTGGGTCGAAACCGCTCATCATGGAACAACCGGCCTCCGTAGAGAGTGCAGGAAAGCCATGCGTCAGACGCAAATTCCAGAAGAGGATATGGGGCGGGTTGAGAGGTTGTCCGTACATACGCATCCCCACCTCGGCGTACTTGGTCTTGATCTGCTGGAACATGGTTGCCCACCGTCCCCTTGCGTTGGCCCTCTGATGCTCATTTGGATTGTAACTGTGTCCTCCATTGGTCATCAAATGAAGGTTATCGTCAATCTGCATATCTGAGAAGATAGCCAGAACCATATTCTCCACATCGGCAGGAGGAATGCGGCGCTCCTCAATGACAGTAAGGATCATATCCAATGCCTTATAGAAGTCCGTATTTAGACCAGCAAAGCGATCGCTTGCGGCAATCATCTTGACCATCTCTGTAAACGTATCACATCCCTCCAAATTAATCCAGGTTGGATCGGCAGAGAATGTCATGACACGCTTGCCGAGTATTGACTTCTCGGCAACACGGCAACCAAGAGCAATAGCGGCGTTCAGGGGGTCGCCTGACATAGAACCCGACGTATCCACGATAGCAACCATTGGGCCAAGGCCATTTGCGTTCTTCTTGTTGCAATTATCACGCCACTGAGAGTTGAGGATATCCGCCTCGACGGGATTACGGATGGCGTACATGGCCTGACTGGTGAACGTGTTCAGTCCCACGTTCTTTCCCTTGACCTCCTTCCCCTCCTTCTTCAAAGTCTCCATATATGCCCGGAGATTCTCGGCACACTGCATGCGATCGGGATCCTCGGACCTCGCCTCACCGCCCTTGGGCATCTGATTCAAGAAAGCCTTGCGCTGTTTGGTCATAGTGATCGACGTGGTCTTCGCATGATCGATTGCCGACCAATTCTTAGAACACTGCTTGATCTGGACAGTATCAAGATGCCGATTTAGGGTCGCGCACATGATACGATAGTGAGTCTTACACTTCTTAACAGCCTTGTGATTTGCAGACGGCGCCACGATCTGAGCGACCTTTGTCATAAAATCGGGGTAGAAATCGCAAGCCAGAGTCTGGTACAACCAGCCAAACTTCTTCGAAGACTCACGTGTCACCCACTTCGAAGCGAGTGAAAGCGTAACATTGATCTTATCCGGATCGCTAGTCTGGTATATCGCGTTGTCAGTACGAAGACGGGCGTTCATGAACTTGACACAAGTAGCGATGAGAGGGTGATCAACGCCAGCGCCCTGCTCGCGCACGAAGTTACAGAAGTACTTGATGTCCTTCCATGAACCATAAGGAACCTGGTCCAAAAGGCTATCTCGGCTGATGCCAAGAGACTGGATAGGAAGCACGTTGTAAATGTGGTTTGGCTCGATGACAAAGAGTGCGAGGGCAATCTCTGCAAGACGAGGGTAAAACTGATACCATGTCCAAATCATCATATAGGAGATTGCGTACTCGCCCTTTCCACCCTCGATATCACGGGTCTTACCGATCATCTTATATAGAGCACAAAGTAGTTCGAAACGCTTGGCCTCCTTGGAAGCATCGTCATGCTTCGTAGAGAGTTGAGTGAGAAGGTCGCTAAGAACAGCCTGTAGAGAAGAGACGCCGGCAGAGTCCGTACGAACACACTGGAAATCCAACTGGACAATCTTCTCTTGAAGATCGTTGGACCAATCCAACTCCGTGTGGCCGTTCTCACCGACACGGATGGGGGTAAAGTTATCGAGAGCGCTGACAAGGGATGCCATTTCTGGTTGGGTTTGTGTAGATAAAAAATAAAGCAACGATATTCAATTTTTTATCAAGTACAATCCGATGCAACCATCCGCTCAACTAATTCAGAAAAAGCAATTTGGGGTTGCCATTGGAGGACAGTTCTCGCCTTGGTAGAATCGCCAATTAATAATTCGACTTCAGCGGGACGGAAATATTTGGCATCAATAAATACATATTCTTTTCCGGTATTTTGATCGTATCCAATTTCGCCGACCCCCTCGCCCTTCCAAACAATATCAATGCCTTTCAAAGCAAAGGCCTTTACAATAAATTCGCGCACGCTATGCATTTCACCAGTGGATAAAACAAAATCGTCCGGGGTGTCGTGTTGTAAAATTAACCACATGCCCTCCACATAATCGCGGGCATGTCCCCAATCACGCTGAGAATCGATATTACCCATGACGAGACGATCCGTCTCACCCTTTAATATTTTATTTAATCCAATGGTAATTTTACGCGTTACAAAATTATGACCACGGCGTTCCGATTCATGATTAAATAATATACCATTACAAGCAAACATGCCATAAGATTCACGATAGTTCTTTACAATCCAATAACCATAGAGTTTCGCCACACCATAAGGAGAACGCGGGTAAAAGGGTGTGGTCTCCTTTTGTGGGATCTCCTGTACAAGTCCATAGAGTTCACTCGTGGATGCCTGGTAAAATCGGGTCACGCTTTCCAAATGATTAATGCGAATGGCCTCGAGCAACTTAAGGGTGCCAAAGGCATCCGTATCTGCCGTATATTCCGGCATTTCAAACGATACTTTTACATGAGATTGTGCGGCTAAATTATAAATTTCTAATCGTTCCATATCTACGTGCTTCGTTTTGATATTGGCTAAGATAGAGATCATACAAGAACCGTCCGTCAAATCGCCATAATGAAGTTTCAAATTCGCATTATTAAAAATATGTTCAATTCGGCCTGTATTTATAGAAGATGATCTACGAATGAGGCCATGTACCATATAATTTTTTTCTAATAAAAATTCGGCGAGATAAGAACCATCTTGACCTGTGATACCGGTGATAAATGCAACTTTTGACATGCCTTTCTTTAATAAATAATATATACATTTCTGTTTATATATCTATTTTAAGGAAGTATTTTTTGAACGTATCAATTCAGGAATTAGATCAAAATCGATATTCCCGGCAAAATGGATAAAGTGGTTCTCATCAAATATATAAGGCAAAGAAACACCACACAGTTTATAAAATGTCCATATTGTATTCCATCGGTTCGACATGACTAGATAATTACCTTTTTTTTGTAATTCGTATCCCAACGACGTTTGTTCATAGTGTGGACCGCGGCTATGCGTTATCGATTTCGGTAAATGTGTATTGTATATATTCTCCAAAAAGGATTTATGCAATTTGGGTTGCATCACCAAGACGCCACTATTGAGAACCATTTCTGTATCTAGATTGAAACCACATAATTTATAGTAATCTTTTGCGGATGTTTCCCATCCCAACTGCTTTTGTATTTTGATACGAATATCCTTGGTGGGTTGTGAGTATTCATCCACTATACCTATTTTATCTTTAAACTCATAAGCCAAGTGTATTGCTGGCGAATTTATATTGATTAAAATATCGGAATCCACGTAGACGATATAATCATAGGACTTGGACCAAACCTTACTACATACTAACATTTTTTGATAATATAGGGACATGCGGTTCTCTTTTCCACGACTATCTATATAATCAGAGAGAACTTCGAAATCATAACCATGCTTCTTTGCATAGTTTTCGTGGCTTTTTCTGAACAATTGATTATAGGTTTGTAAATACTTTTCGCCAATAGATATGGCGACCAATAAAACAGAGGGATCAGAAGAGAATGAAATATTGATCGGCTTTGGATCATGTGGAATAAATGCATTTTTTACACCAGAAATCGTTTCAAACCCTTCACCCGCAATATACTTGCACATATAATCCAATTCAAACATGTGTTTGACTTTTTGATACTCTTTTAACATCGTATTATATTGACGTTCCGTTATGTTGGATAATAATGTGTCTAAGAAATCTATATCCGATTCATGAACGCTGATACAAAATTTATCATAATCGATCTTCTCTGTATAAGGTAACCATTCTTTATCACTCCAAATATAAACTGGTATAGATCCCAATTGTAATATTTCAAAGAATCGGAAACTAGATCGACCATAACCCCGTGGTGCCAATACAAACTTGGAGTTCACAGTGAAATCAATAAATATCTGTTGGTTATCTACCGAGACATTATCTGTCCATTTATCCGTCAAATGGAATTTAAATAATGAATTGGTTCTATACGTTTCATAACACGTGTTTCGAACATTATGTGTGAGAGTACCCACAAAGGAACAGAAGACGGATTTCTCTTGAAAACTTTTTTTACTACTCAGGTTCTCGAGTTTATGTTCAATATCCTGATAAATTAATGGCAACGGCACAGTGCCTGAACAAGCACCATAAATCACCGTATTCGGGGGTAATTTTAACATCGGTCCGTCATCGTGTTGAACCAGGGTAAAATATCCTTTTTCGTTTGGGTTCTCAATAATATAGTTATCTAATAGTTTTTGCATGGCCTCGCGCCTTTCTTGAAACCAAGGTTGTATTTGAAAGTTAGTCCATAAACATGGAATATACCGTCTTCCATTCTTATCAAAATCTAGGCATTTCTTACTCATATAATCACGGAAGTATTCCTCCATATAGAGTCCATTTTTAAAAGGCGGATAAGTGACATTATTTGTAACGGCGAAACTTTCATTATTCAGAAATTGGGCCATGTCTTTTTTATATTTCTATTTTATATTTATATGATGTTTACGTATATAAATATATACAACATATACAACATATACAAAAACATATGAACGAACTACTATTTATTTGCGTGTTTGATGCAGGTTCTCGAGATCTCGGATTAAACCATCTACAATCTTTGAAAAACGCGGGCATAGAAAATTATATGGCCTATGTTCCGGATAAGCGAACGTATGGAATCGTCAAAAATCGCGGATTTAATGTTGAAATGATAGAGGGTGATGATTTATCAACTACGAAGAAGGAATTTGGCACAAAGGACTTTATTGAATTCTCTTTTTTAAGATATAAAGTCATTCATGAGAACCTAAAAAAAGGAAAAGACGTTTGGTATATGGATGCGGATACGGTGGTCCTTGAAAATTTGAATAAATTTTATCATGCGGATTATGTGGGAAAGGGGTATGATGTTATTTTCCAAAACGATCTACACGAAATTAATGGTTGTACTGGATGCATGTTAATGTTTTCAAATCAAAAAATGATAGACGCATCATTATATATGTATAAAGGCATGAATACAAAAGTCCCTGACCAGCATTTCATGCATAACTTTTTAAGCAATAATAGAAATCATTTAAACCCCGCACTATTCGATTATATGTATTTTCCGAACGGAGTCCTCTATTTTGATCACTTAGGTGAGAACCAACTCCCTCCACGCATCAATGAATATAAGATGAAATACATATTAACCCCGGGTAAAAGAATCGTATTCGTCCATGCAAATTGGATGATTGGTAATGACACTAAGATGGCTGCACTAAAGAGTAAAAGTTTATGGTACATTTAAAAAATTGAATACACATTGTCCCTTTGTTTTACAATAAACAATACCAATTTCTTGTAAAATGGCACAATCCTATTTCCAAACTTTTATGGAGATGTGGGCTGACTTCCAAAATCTATATGGCCCAGAAGAGTGCAAGAGTGTAAAAAAGGAGCAGACGAAGGTTCCCTACCACTTTTCGTTAGAGAAACGCGGCAAATATTTGCTCGGAGCGACCCGTACAATTCGGTGTTTGGAAGACGACGATCTTCACGACGTCATTGATATGTTACAAGAAGAGGTGAGAAGAAGAAATTCGTTCAAGGCTCGTAGACAGATAGTGCCACCTCCTCATGGGTGTGATCGTCATTCACAAGACACAGATGATTGGATCTTTGAATTTACTAACATTGAAGATTAAGACAGTATCCATAAAAAATATTAATTGTATTCTTGTTTTTTATTGATTTCTATTTACTTCTTCTTAATCACCATCTTTTTCTTGGTCTCGACCTTCCCAGATCCAGACTGAATCTGCTCGCGCTTCTTCTTATACAAATCATACTGTTGATCTAGTTGCTCCAACTCCACGGACCACATCTTCTCTAGAGTCATGGCCTTGAGATTTGCCAGTTCCATCTCGGTATCTTCCTTTTCCTTCATGATACTTGCGACATTCTCTTGCGTGACCGAGTCCATGGGCATCTTCACCAAATACTTGAAATCTCCATCATAGAGCGCGAACTTCATGTCTGTCAAAAGCGCGGTCACCTGCTCTCCAGTCTTACGACGGAGATCGATCGTGCCCTTCAATGTCTCCTGAATATAGCGAGCGCGATTGGATAACTTCACGAGTTTCTTTTCCATATCCGCGACGAGATAGTTCTTACGCTTCTGATACGTGGTCAACCGAATCCCGTAAAACTCATCGATGATCTCTTGTACGGTTGCGTACTTATGGAGTTTGCATTCGGCATTGAACATATGCATATTCGTTGTGCTGACTGTCGTAAACAACTTGAGTAATTTCTCCACGCCATTACAGCCGTTTGCATCGACGGACTCCTCCAATTCCTCAAGTCTATCTTTGGGGAAGACGACTGTGAAATCGATGGATACTTCCGTGCAGATCGATGTGAAGTCCTTGATCGAAGGCGGGATCTTCTTCCCAGCCTTATCGACAGAGGAACCGTCCATAAGTGTCTCCAAGAATGTCGTATAAGGCATCGTCCACTTTCCAACCGGCAATTCCGTGATTCGGATCTTATCCTCGCCGATCTTCTCATAGAGACCCTTGATCAGATATTTTTGATCAGCAACGCGTCTGACCGAGCCACGAAATCCCTCATAATAAGGGACGAAATCAATGGCATCGGTGCTCTGATTCGCCAACTTTTGCTTGAGATACTGAATAATTGTCTTGGGATTATAGGGTGCAATGTCACATGAGAATCCCGTGCCAATTCCAGAGATACCATTCATAAGGGCGAATGGAATAATCGGCACATAGAACTCTGGCTCGACAATCGTTCCATCATCATTGAGATACTTGAGGATCGCATCATCTGCCTCGGGAAACAGATAGCGAGTCAGTGTATTGAGTTGCGTAAAGATATATCTCTCCGATGCACTATCATCACCACCCTGAAGACGCGTGCCAAACTGGCCATTCGGCTCCAGCAGATTGATATTGTTAGATCCGACGAAGTTTTGGGCCATATTCACAATTGCACCATTCAAAGACGCTTCGCCATGATGATATGCCGAGTGCTCCGATACATATCCTGAGAATTGTGCGACCTTGATTTCGCTCGTGAGTTTGCGTTTGAACGCGCTAAATAGAATCTTTCTGAGCGATGTCTTAAGACCATCCACCATGTTGGGGATGGACCGCGCACAATCATATGTACTGAAATGAATCATCTCCCTATCGATGAATTCCTCATATTGCACACTCGGCTTGCTCGTATCCAAATAAGCATCCTTGTCGTATTGCTCGAGCCAAGTCTTACGATCATCAGGACGCTTCTTATTGAATATCTTGTCGATAATATCATCGCTGGCTGGGCCAGTGTAGACAAAATCGACGATCTTCTTATTTGCGAAGTACTCCTTGAACTCGGCGGACGTGGAAGTTCCCAAACCCTTAAAATACTTGATGACCCAGCCCTTGGGACCATCGCGACCGAAACTTTGCTTCCAGGTCTCATATTCACCATCGTTATAAAACAGCATCGTTTGAGCACCCTTCTTGGCGCGCAGAATCGGCGTGTTCATAAACGATAGGAATCCGGGAATCTTCACGAGGGACGCCCATTCGCTATGAAAGAGATTGATACAGAGACCCTTGATATGAGAGCCATCCAAATCCTGATCCGTCATAAACATGATCTTACCATATCTGAGATGTTGATTCACATCCGTAATCGACTTATATACGCGACCGGTTTCTAGACCGAGAATCTTCTTGATATCCGTGATCTCCTTGTTTTCCGCGATCTTCTTGATTTGCTCACCGCGCACGTTGAGCAACTTCCCCTTGAGTGGGTAAATACCTATCGTGTTTCTATCCGTGCTGGACAGACCAGAGACGATGCCGGACATGGCCGATAGCCCCTCACACAAAATCAGAATACAATCTTTGGACTGTGCCGTTCCGCTGAAATTCGCATCGACAAAGTTCGCGATACCACGAATCGTCTTGGTCTTAGACCCATCCGTCTTCTTGGCCAACTTATTTTCCTTGGCCTCCGTGAGCGAGAGAGCCAAGTCCATCACACCCATTTTCGCGACCTTCTCGATAAAGGAATCAGAAACAGTGCAGGATGAGCCGAACTTATTCGCAGGCGTGTTCATGAAATCCTTGGTTTGGCTATCAAACGAGGGATTCTCAATATCACAGCGCAGGAACAGAATCAACTGCTCATTGATGGCAGATGCATTTACCTTGATCTTCTTCTTCTTTTCGATGAAGTCACACACCTTGCGAACGATCTGACCCTTGATATAATCCACGTGCTTTCCGCCCTTAAACGTACAGATGCCGTTTACGAATGAAATTTGCATGAACTCATGGGTGGGAGACATCGCAACAGCGTATTCCCAACGCTCATCGCTTTGCTCATAGACACGCTTCGATACATCCTTTCCGCCGATGTACAAGTCAATATACTGCTGGAAGTTCTTCACGGGAATTGTCTTCGCATTATAGTTGATCTTGATCTTCTTGATGGAATGGTCGGTGACTGCTCCGATATCATAGACGCGCTTTTTCAGAAGTGCCAGCATATCTGAAGTCAGACCATGGATTCCAAGACGGCGATAATCGGGCTTGAAAGTAACCTTGGTATAAGGTTTTGCGCTGATTCCAACCTTCGTGATGGTGGGCGGGGCGATTTCATCCAAATTCTTACGGAACTCCTGGACGTACTTTAGACCACGTGTGTGATCCACAGTCTCCACCCTTCCATAATCTGACCAGATAAGCACCAACTTAAAACCAAAACCATTCTTACCACCGACAATCTTTTTCTCATCCTTGTTATAGTTCGTTGACGTACGCAAATGACCGAAAATCATCTCAGGAATCCATAGATTGTATTCCGGATGCTTCGCGACATCGATACCATTTCCATCGTTGGTCATGGTGATGCTTCCATCATCCGTGATGTCGATATCAATATGCGTAACAAACTTTTTCTCGAGCATGGTGGAATGGATCATACGAATCACGTGATCACGACAGTTCACAATGCCCTCATCAAATAACTTGTAGAGGCCAGGAATATACTCGATATCACGGAGGACGAGGCGATCGGTTGCGTCATCGTAGACCCACATTTGGGAATCCACATTCTCCACGGATCCGATATAGGTATCGGGATTATCGAGGATATGCTGCTTATCGGTCTTTCTCTGATACTGTTGAGCCAAATTAGTAGTAGACGTTGCCATTTTATAAAGATGCCTGCTAATGTTTACGGATTCTATAAACCATTTTTATAAGTTCAATTTTTTACGTACAATTTATTTACTTTCCATACTATATAATGAAATTCGATATCATAAAATTTTGTCAAGATAGAAATGCTGCGAATGCGCAACCCGTTCAATTCAATTCTTCAGGCAATGATTCAACGATAACAAAACGTATGCGTTATTCACAAATTGTAAATAATACACGACATAAAACGATGACAATTCAAAGTCAAGATAACTATGTGTTTACTAGATATCAACAATTCATTCAAACGCGTCCTCGGCAATATCAAGTTGGAAAGCCATTTTTATATTAGTTATTTAGCGAATTCAGAGAACCGATTCTATAAATATTTTATTTCTAATATATATAGAATGACCAAACGTCCTACGCGTAGAAATGGAGTTTACCAAATTCATGGCAAAACCTATAAAATATACGAGGGATCCCGTGAGCAAGTTTTCAATGGCACTGCTTATCATACACCTGGCGGATTAACCAAGAGCCAATTAATTAAGAATCGCTGGGGGCGCATCGTTTCCGCCAAGAAGCATGCAACTGCCAAGAAAGAGAAACGTTTAGAGAAAGCCGGGTATTTTGCCCAGAAGGGTAAATTTGGATACGTCAAGAGAGATGTTCGCAAGACACGCAAGTCGCGTGGAAGCAGAAAGATGAAGGGTGGAGATTCTACTGCTGCGCCTGCTGCTGCTGCTCCTCTTGTTAAGGAAGAAGAAATGGAGCCCGTTCAACTCGGAGGTGAAGAGCCCGAGGAAAAGTCCGAGTAAATTAATAATATAACAATTTTGAAATATATTATTAATGCATGTACCACTCGCAAGACAAAAACTTCGACTCAATAATAAAGTCCGAACAATTATCATAAATATATTTTTCAAAATAAGATTTACTCACGATATGTTTATTATTCGTATTGGTCGAATGATATCTACAATAGAAAGAATACGCATCATAAATCGAAACATTACGATAGATTGCTGGTGAAAGCGGTCTAGACGCCGAGGACTGATCCACATATGTCGCTCGAATATGCTCCTTCATAGCATCCAGAGCCACTTGAATATCCATTTGTTTATCCCATAAAGTAGAGCGGACTTTCGATATATACTTATCACGTTCAATTTCCAAGTTCGGGAAAAAATACGCGATCAAATCCAAGATCTGTTTATCATTTAAATTCGAAACGTGTTCATTTCGACATTCGCTCCACCCACGAAATAGTAGAATCACCTCCTCGATCTCAAAATCGGCCTCCGTTTCATCCGTAACCATGGTCTCGCCCCAAAAATGCAAGAACTTTTGGATAGCAGGTAAAAATTTACTACAAATGCCCACGAAAGAATCATACTGCTCGTTATAATAAGCATTTAACTTTTCAATGAACATCCCCTTCAGTGTCTGCATGAATATGATGGAGGGTAGATTTTTCGAATCCAGAAATTGCTTCCATAAATACTGCATATTTTTCCAAGTGATTTGCGTGGTTCTTAATTGTGTAGATTGTCCATCGATCGCCAATACATTGGTTGCACTTTGACGGTGCGTCTCATCAATATCCAAGTATTCTTGGACGAACATATTTACCAAATGATTCGGGTCAACGTTTTTCATATAAAAGATATTATCTTTGAGAACGTCATCGTTGCTCGAATAAATCACATAATCATCCGAAGAATTATATCGAATCGAATAATGACAAGCAACGCAAATGATATCTAAGACGAACTGATTGATGATAGGAACCCAAATCGATTCGCTCTTTACGCTTTCATTGATCTTTAGAATACGACAATCTTCATAGACATGATCGTGATATTTATGTTTGATGGATTGTGCTAATCCAACACCAATCACGGTTTGACATATATTATTTAATTCGCGTATAAAGTGTTTGGACTTGGAGTTCAAGAAATGAATCTTCGTGCCATTCTTTTTGAATATATTATCGCCCAATATCGTTAAAAAATATTTGGCTTCTGTTCTCGAGGCAAAAAGTGTGGGAGATAGAGCGTCGATAACCTTTTGAATGGTTTCGGATTCGGGTATTGAATTCAATAACGAGTTTTCTTTGATACGCTTCATGATATTACGTTTCGTGCTCTGCTTCCAGGACATAAGTTGTCCATGTCGTGTTATCGAAGAAAGTACATTATATAAAACATCGTCTTCGTTATAAACTTGATAGTGCAATCCATCATAATAGAAAAACTTTTCGGTCGAGGAGACATAAAAGTATTGATTATTGTCTAAGAAGGTCTGGATAAATAAGTCCTGGTCGTTACTTAGTTCTTCCATGCGAACAATGCGCTTCTCATGTGCCTTTTGTAAATTATCTAATATATTGGGCAACTGATTACAAATATAGTTATTCGTTTTGGCTAACATATAAGGGTCATTTTCGTATTTTGCGTAGAGTGCGTCGATCACGAGTTTTGCCTTTTCCCGTTCCTTTTCCAGTTCCTTTTCCCGTTCCTTTTCCCGTTCCTTTTCCCTTTCATTTGCTTCGTTATCCATGCACTGACTTATCATAATTATATAGGGCCTTTTATATCTTTTTCGTTTTATATTATGAAAAAGATATACGTTAGATAGAAACCACACTACGAATTTCGTTCGATTTCTTATTGTATTCATTCGTACTATCGACAATCGACGCCATCAAATATTTGGATATGATCATATTGGCCTTTAAGATCTGTTCAGAAGGCAAAACAGCAAACCATTGAAATTTGGGTCGGTTTAATATTTCATCGGCAGGAATATAAATTCCCACGGCATTATGGTTTAAATCCAAATATTCTTCTTCCGTCAAGTTCTCTAAGAGAATGGTTTTACGATCCTGAGTTTTTACACCCACTCTCTCACCCCCCACCAAATTCATCTTTTGCTTATTGATCGCTTCAATGCACCATTCTGAAGCATCGCCAACAAAATCCGTCTCCGAAGAAAAGTGGGGATTCTTATTACGGAGTTTTAAGTATTCGACCAACTCTAATATCGCAGGATCATTCTTAGCACCACCGATGAAATATAAATCGGGCACAAAGAGCATCTTATGTTTTTGATGGGCGAGATTCGTGGTTCTATTTATATTTTCACACACGAAAGGGCGGCCGCCTGCGATACTTTCATCATAGAATTGCTTCAAGTTTTTAATACAGACAAAAGAGTTGGGTACGACCATCCCGCCATAGAAGTAAATCAATTGCATTAACCCAAGTTCGCGGAAATGGGTTTTCATAGGTTCGGCTACGGTGGTCAAATCGACGTCCCATGATGGAAGTAATTTACTAAATGATTCATCATCGATCAAACAAATATTGAAATCGTCGCCACAATGATTGATGATGGTTTTTATGGTGAGATGGATATAGGGTTGGTTTAAATCCGTCGTATTTCTAGAGTAGAAATCCTTCCATTTACGGGAGTTGATCTCGTATTTAGTGTGTATCCATATTTTAGGTCGATTATGTCCATAGAGGGGGGAATCGTTCAATAAGTATTTACGGATAAGTTCATATTCGTCATCTTTGGATTCGAATGATTTTTTCATACGATTCGCAAAAAAGGATGCAGCGAATACGACAATGCCTGCAATAATAATATGATTCATATTTTTTGAACTAAACATAATCGTCAATCAATCTTATAGTATGATGATAGATATTTTTATTGCATATCAAAAATAAACAAAATAATCAATATTATACTTCGACTCATTATATTTGATTTGAGAGGTATACATAATATTTATGTGTTTACAAATTTGTCTTACGATATTTGTAAACGAATTATATGTCATTTTTCTATCCACATAGAATTGTTTGCCTAAGTGATAATGCGGTTTGACAGCGCTGCAAAAATCCGCATTTAACCCATAAAAGATCATTTTTTTATAGGAATTCATATCGATTAAATAGTATTTTTCAGTTTTAAAACAAATCTTTTCTAATAACTCAAATAGCAATTCCAGTGGAACGGCCTTTTTGAATATTTGTGTTGACATTCTATGTAATTTATATTTAAGGCTTATTTTAATTTTTACAGACTAAATTATTATATGGTTTTATCCATTAACAATTAGTAACTGGTAAATGTTATTTGTAAATAATGCAAGTTCAATTCCATCTTCGTGAAGATTATGAAAAATAGTGATATACTTGCATAAATAGGGTATCAACTTATATTTCGTTTCTTCATCCAAACAATTCGTCAGTTTGATAAACGTAAAAAAATAATCCAAAATATCGATCACCGAATAACCATAATCATAAATGGAATAAAAAATATCAATTGCGCCCGTTAAATCGCCCTCTCTTAATTTTGCAATATAGAGTTCGAACTGCTGGAAAGATATATTCGAGCAAATCTTCTTACATAACTCAATATCTATTTTCTCCCCTAAAATAAATATTTTTTCGAGATAGTTAATTAGGATTCGTATAGAAGAACTGGATACCATGAGTAAATATTCTTTGGATTCTTCATCTATGTCCAGTCCCTCTTTTTGGATAATATTCTCCATGATCTCACGGTTTTGCTCTTTCGTGGGTTGATTGATCTGTATGATATGCAGCCTAGACTGGAGACTCTCAATCACCTTTTGAATATTCGTACACACAGAAATGAAGTGAATATTTCTCTTGTATTTATCGATGTAATTACGGAAGACTTGTTGACTCTGTTCATTGATATTATCGATGTCGTCGATGATCACGAGTTTCTTTTTCCCATGAATAGCACTATGCGATTGGCAAAACGTTTTCATTTCATTACGGAAATATTGGATACCCTGCTCTTTCAAGTTATTCACAAAGAGGATATTATTTTCGGGGAAGTTGGCCGTTCTATCTAAGTTATAATACTCACGAATTAGTGCATTTAAAAGCGTGGTTTTCCCTGAACTCGAATTCCCTATGAATAAAATATTCAAATAGTCGATTTCTAATAGGGTATTGAGAACCGATAAGAGTTTATCATCCTTACAAAACTCGCGAATATAATAAGGTTTATATTTGGTAATAAAAGTAGATTCCGATGACATTATATATTCATTGTGTGTTCCATTTATATTACATTTCAAAAAAAATATATAAACCCAATGGATTAATAAATTCTATTATAAATGACATATTACGAAACATTGGGTGTGGCGAATGATGCCTCGCCCACAGATATTAAGAAAGCATATAGATCATTATCTTTAAAATACCATCCTGACCGTAACCCGTCCGAGGAAGCGAAGAGTAAGATCCAGGACATTAATGCTGCCTATGAAACATTAAGCGATGATGGAAAAAGGCAACATTACGATATGGAATTGAAATTCGGAGGCGGCGGAGGGATGCAGATGCCAGGATTTGGAATGGGTGGAATGCCATTTGGGCATATGAATACAATGAATGAGTTTTCGGATATTAATAATATTTTTAATATGATGTTCGCTGGCGCAGGCATTCATCAAATGGGTGGCCCAGGCGGCCCAGAAATCCGAGTGTTTCATAATGGCGGACCGGGAATCAATATCCGCACCGAGTTTTTCCATACGACAAATCAGAAACCCGAACCAATTTATAAGAATATTCAGATCACCATGGAACAATGTTTTAATGGGTGCTCTGTGCCGATTGAAGTGGATCGGTGGCGTTTACAAAACAATGTTCGCGTGAATGAGCGAGAAAACATAATGTTAAATATTCCTAGCGGAATCAATGATAATGAAACCGTGACTCTTCATGAAAAAGGAAACATCATTAACGATAATCGCGGCGAAGTGCTATTGACGGTTCAGGTGGTAAATAATAGTGAGTTTAAACGCAATGGACTCGATATTGTCTTGAATAAGAAGGTATCATTGAAGGAAGCACTGTGTGGATTCTCGTTTGAAATCCAGCATTTGAGTGGAAAGCGCATGGGCATAAATAATCATAATAATTCGACGATTATCAAGCCTGGATATAGTAAAGTGGTAAACGGTTTAGGGATAACGAGAGAAAACGTAACCGGAAATATGATCATTAATTTTGAAGTCGAGTTCCCAGAGTCGCTGACCAAGGAACAGATTGAAGCACTGACCAATATTTTATAGGGATAGTTTATAGATGGACCCAGAAAAAACAGTAAATGAGCAATACGAGAATTTGAAGGCCAAAAAATCAGAAGAATACAAAAAATATATTGACGACATTGAAGAATTAAAAGAAAATATACCTGAAAAAGAATACGAATCGTTACAAAGATTAATCGTGGCAGCAAGCGAAAGCAAATCTGGTTTAAAAGCAGGAATTTTATCAACCATTGATAAGAAAATAAAAAAAATAAGGGGAGAATCTGCTACACCAAATCCAGAGATCATGGAGTTGAAAGAAAAACATGCAAGGGAAAAACTAAAGGAAAAAATGACACGTGCTCATCGGGTAACAGCAAAGGCTGCCCGTTCTCCCGAATTATCACCCATTCCAGAGGAAAAGACAGTAGAAGGAGGCAAGAAACGTAAAATTGGTCACAAGATCAGAAAAACAAGCCGTAAGAAAAGAAAAACGGTGCGTAAAAAATAGACATTAGAACAAAGTTATATATTTTTTGGCGTAAAATATATAGCATAAATATATAATGACGACGTATTTTCGCTTTACGTTAAATTTAGTCAGCGATGACTCTGTAGTGTTCGATGGCTATGCTGCGGCAAACACGGTTTTGGATGGAATTTATGAAACTATCAATGGAACAACCAATTTTTCGAATAACCTATTATCGAACTACCAAGTCACGTCTCACGTATTATTAATTGCGTCAACTGTGATTTGTCCTTATATGATTTAACAAATCATATAAAGATCACTCCTATAATCTTTATAAAATGAGAATTATAAACCTATTCATTTTCATAACCTATTTTCTACATACGATTGCGTTTTTTAGACCCGCTATTATAAAGCACAATTTAATTCCTATCAAAGCGACATTCGAAATGATCGATAATCAACCTGTCTTATATAATGGATTCAGCAAACAATCATTAAATTCATTCCTCGCCCTAATTCGAGTCGAAAATATTTTACCCACGCTTTTTTTAAGCATTGCTGGTGGATGGATAGCCAATCCGTCATTTTATAATTTGATTCGTTGTAAAGAGTTTTATGCAGGAATTGCGGTGACGTTGCTCGTATTATCGAATAGTATGATTTTAAACGACATATTCGACGTCGAAATTGATAAAATCAATCATAAAAGAAGACCGCTTATAACGGGCGAAATTAAAGTATCCACAGCAAAACGATTGGCAGCGTCGCTTTTTGTAATTAGTGAGGCCATTAGTCTTTTTTATCTGCCACGCCATTTGCAATTATCGACTCTATTCGCAAACGTCCTCGCGTTCACATATACTCCTCTTTTAAAACCCATCTTCCTCATAAAAAATATATCCTGTGCCGCCCTAGTTTCCTTCGCCGTGTTCTTTTCTGGTTTCGCTGCCAACTCCAGTCTATCATTTATGCCAAAGTTAAATCTTGAACTCTTATCTATCGCTTCGCAAATGATATTCTTCGGATCGTTATCCAATGAGATTCTTCTCGACATGAAGGATGTGGATGGTGACCGAAAGAATAATATTATTACAGTGCCTGGTTATATAGGAAATGACGCAACTTATGCTGTATTAAAAACCGTCGCCGAATTTAATATATTATGGTCGACTTATAATCTGATCTATTTGGTCGGTTTTTTTCAAGGAATCCCACTATTGTTTATGAGTAGTGGTCTTATGGAGAGTCTCGATAAGATGAAACAAAAGGGCTATACCAAAGTAAATATACAAGAGGTTGTGAGCAAATCTATAAAACCAATGGTGTTATCGTTATTGTATTTGTGTTTCAATGCACGAATATAATAATAGATCATCAAAAATATATGTCGTTTAAGACGTGATGCGTTTCGTGGGGATCTCAACATCCACTAAGTAGATGGAGTTCTCGGTGATGATGATATATTCCTTTCCAACTTTATAGATCTTGGATACGGGACTGGTATACTCTTCCTCACTCTTTACAAGTAATTTCTCCTGGTTATCCTTGACACCGATAAGAACGGTCTTATCTAAGGAATTTGTCCAGTAGTCCATCATGACAGGCTTATCCTCAACAATGGCCAACTTGGCTGCGTGTTGGAGCGTATTATTCTCGGGCAATCTATATCCGCTGGGAGTAGATACGACATTAGAAGGTGGTTGCGGAGGCATAGGAGTCTTTTGCATTATACTTTTAATAAATATAAATTATACATTAATTCTCGAATTTTACTTTAAATGGTTATTGATAAAAAGTTATAAATTTATCAATAACAGTTATTCCTAAATTTTACTATTAAATTAAGAAAAAACGAGTCCGACTTTTTTTGTAATGATAAATGTATACGGTTTGTGCATCTTATGCGCAAATCAGAATCAAAAAATAAGTCTTTAGTAAAACAGGAAATCATAGAGAAATATACTGCGAATGTTATCGATTATTTTACGTTAATGAATAAAACGGATTTAATTAACGAACTAAACAACCCGGTTTCCAGTATGTACATTGGCATAAATGCAATACATCGCGTCTTCGAATTTATCCTTCTAAAAACCAAAAGCATAGAGAAGGCCAATTACTATTCAAAAAAAACTTATTATTATTATTTGGAATATATGGAACAGATCTATCGTTCCAACTTATCACAAAATTTAAACCATAAAGACGCCATTTTATTCGTATATAAAAAAACGATATTCGATTTCTATGAAGTTCAATCCGAAGAGAACCAATCCTTTAATACGATGAATAATATTATGACATTAACAGATGACAATATTACGATAGATGACAAAGAATGTCAAAACCTATTTTTGAAGATATCGAAGATAATTAATACGCTCTTTTTTTGGGAGAACACATTATTCGATTTTAACGATCGCGTCGAACTATGTAATCAATACCTTTATCATTTTTTAATTCATATCGAGAACATGGACCTGACGGTTTCTTATTTAGAGTTCATTCAACAAAAGATGCATGTTCCGTTTTCTATATATAAAAACTTATTAAATGAGATTATTGAAAAGACCGACGATAAAAAGCGTGCGCATAAGATACTATCCAAAGATACAGAATTAAATGAATGTTTTTTAATAAAATTTTACGTAGAAGAACCCGTCTTTAGAGAAAAGTTTGAATCGGGGAATATGAAAGAGTTTGTTCGGTGGTTATATGCGCCGATATAGTGTTTCTTCGAACCAGTCAATTTATTATATGTCTGAAATATAATAAATAGATAATACATTAACGCGTTAATATACCATGAAAAAAAGAGTATCATTCTCGCCGCACAGACAATTATTTTTTATACCAAAATACGATAGGGATCGGGACCTGTTATGGTGGACGCCTGAAGACGAAATAAGCGCAAAAATAAGTATGATTTGCGACATGAAACGATTAAGATCTATACATCCAAACATGACGTTAAAACAAATCAAGTATTTTCTATTTGAAAAAAAAACGATTACTTATGATATCCGTTATTTTTATACAGAAGAAGAAATTGCTAACATGATGCCGCAACCGGTTGCACTTTTTCATTAAAATAGTCCTTAGAAATCATGATCGTCTTCTTTCTAAGTTTGATCTTTTTGTTTTTGTTAATGGGCTCCTCATTGGCCACGCTAATATTCTTATATTCGGCCTTTAGAACTGACTTTATAAACTCGAACACATGTTTGAGGATACGTTCCGTGCAATTTCCTACGATCAGACAACTCCCGGTCCGGAAAATCATAAACGATATCTCCGTATACTTTTTATTTATTCCCAATTCGCTCATTTTCATGCTACGATCCTCTTGTATAATTTGACCGTTTTGCGATTCACTATCGAATCCGAGTTCATTATTGAAGTAATACTTACATTTTACGCCGGGATAACTACACGGGTCATATGCAGTCTCTATTCTATACTTTTCGCCTCTAAGAATCGCATGTAACTTTTCGCGGTTAATAAAATATCCACAATTGAAATTCGAATTGATCAGTACATTCTCATCCGTATCCTTATCCAGAAAGTCTAACTTTGTTGCAATGTTAGGTTGCATATATTCTAAGATCATCCGCTTGACAATATCCAATAGCCCTTCATTCAATATGCCAGGGATCTCCAGTTTTCCCGTATTAAATACCTTCACGTGAATTTCGCGGAACGCGTCGTTATATTTAAACCTTAAAATGATCGCAAAGCAATTATAAAATGCATTTTTCTCCTTTCCTCTACAGTTCATAATGTCCTTCTTTGACAAGCCCACCGTTATCTTTCGCTCATCCTTGAATTTGATGCGTCTCGCGGTGGGATTATCGATCTGCTTAATAATATTCTCTTTATAATAAGGAATCCCAATGAGTTTCTTCTTATAATCCTCAAACTCTTCTGGTGTTTTTGATACGATCTTCATTTGCTTCTTTACAATTCCCTCTGCGGGCTTCCAATATTCGCTGATAGGAATATTCCAAAAGATATTATAGATATCTATTTCCTGATTGAGATACAATACCTTGGTTTTTGTGGAGATATATAACTCTTCACACACGGGCTCTAGTTCTCCAACACTACTCTTTTCTTCGCTCGGTTTCGCTTGAACTGCAGGCACTTTCTTTGTGAATCCGTTTGTGGATTGCCCACTTAGAAACATTTTCCATTCATCGTCTATAAATCCTTGCTTCGACATTTTTAACTACTTAAAGTATGATATAGTTCTTTAAGTAGTTTCAATTTTTTGTATACAGAGTAGAGATGGCATGAATAAAATATTTTAATATATGATCAATATTCGAATCGTTGGAGTGCATAATTCCTTCGATAATGTTTAAAAGCGCAGGCGTGACAAATTCTTTTTTATTACGGATGATATAGTTAAAATAGTTCTTTATTATATTTTTCTTATCTGTATTATACTGGATACTGATTTCATGTATATATTCGAGTACCGTTTTTTCTAAGTTATCGTTTTTTGTTGTTTTCTTCGTCGGCTTCTTTTTATATAGCAACCCATGAATCGTTTCCCATATTTTATCCGTAATAATGTTGGACTCCCAACTCGTTAAATTCTGATTTAACTGTATGAAATTAATCATACTACGTATATCTGAATTGTATAGTTTTTGTATGGTATCGATCACGTCGTCAGAGAGTT